ATCCAGAGCGTGTAAGTGGTTTCTACCTTTTCATACCCAAGGCGCTCAAAGAGCCAGGATGCATCAAGGTGGACTTTAGAGCCGACAAACATACGATCCACACCACGGCGCCGCGCCTCTTCCTCGACAGCCTTGAACAGCTTATAACCGGTGCTGTTCCCTCGGTGGTCTGGGTGGATATAGAAAATATCCATGATCAGAGTTAAGCAGGTCGAGTAATGCAGGCCCGGAGCAACGAAGCCGATGAAGTACCCGATCAGTTCGCCGCCGTCGCGCACCACCATAAACATCAGCTGGCCTTGGCGTTCACGGCCAAGGTAGACGTCATATTGCGGAGAAAGAGGGACTTTATCCTTATTAAGTGCCAGTTCTTCAAAGTGAAGTGGAAGCAGCGGCATCAGCTCCGGCAAGTGTTCTTCAAGCGATTCGACCATTACGGTAATCATGCGCACCTCACATCGACGACCATTGAGATACGGTCTGTCCGGCTGTTGTTGATGACCTCGTGTTCCAGCGAGTTGTCGAAGTACCACGTCTCGCCCGGTCCCATGTAAACGCGCTCGTCTTCACAACGGAAAACCACCCCCGGCTCTGCCTGTAGACAGATATGGTGCCGCGACCAATATTCCGCATGTTCTGGCGTGTCGCAATGCGGGAATATCACGCCGCCAGGCTTGATTCGGTTGATCATGACGCGCCCGAGCCGAGTGCCGCCTACATAGGCCATCAGGGCCATGATGAGTGGGCGAGCTTCTGGCAACAGGGCATAGGCTGGCTGGTCAATACATTCGTGCTGGTCGTACTTCGAAAAGTGATCAAGCACCTCGGCTTCGGTTTCCTTCACCGACTTGACCGGGAAGCGAAGAATGATTGAATCGATCTCCCCGAACGGCCCCTGTGGGTAGTCGCGGAGATAGGTGTCAGCGGTCCAAAGCTCCGGTTTGCGAGCGATAGCGGCCAGCAATGGCGTGGTGTTGATGCCTTGGCCGATCAGTAGGAAGTTCCGCATGTTAATTTTTGTCCTGTCGAATGTAGGGGTTTTGGCGATTATCGGCCTTTTCAAAGACTGTGCCAATCAAGGCTTATTTGATGCGCCAGCCGCCGAAATAGGTGTTCTGTTTGCCAGTGGTCGTTGTCTCCGGCTGGTCGCTGTAATACTCGACAGACACCTGATCAAAGGCATTCAACTTGATCGGCGCCGAACTCCCAGCGATGCACATAGGCCCCGTACTCCATGCGTCCTGGATGATCTGATACATGACCGCGTTGACGTAAATAGCGAGCTGCCGACGAACTAATGTGGCCTGACTACCAACGACGCCCGCCGCAAAGACATACGTCCCGGTGTTGTTGCAAATAAACCGGGAGGTGGCCGTGTCGTACTCGGTCAGGTCGTCAAAGTCTTTCGTGGTGAACGTCGCCTTGAGCGGCACACCACCGGTTACCGACTGCGATACGGTCTGATGGACCATGAAGTTGCTCATGTTGGCGATAACCAAGCCATCAAGCTTTGTCTTATCCGCCGCCGACATTGAGCCAGCCGTTGATGTAGTGGCCGCATTGATGCTGAGCGCTGGGTTGGCGCCGCCCGAACTCACGATAGGCGCCGTACCCGTTACGCTGACCACTGTGGCGCCAGTCCCTATGCCATTCAGTTTGGTTTTATCTGCCGCTGTCATCGATCCGTCAGCCGACGTTGTGGCATTCGTGATGCTGATCGCCGGAGCCGCGCCACCACTCGAAACGATTGGTGCCGTGCCGGTAACGCCTGTAACCGTCGCCCCGGTGCCGATCCCGTTCAACTTCACCTTATCGAGCGCAGACATGGCGCCGTCAGCGCTGATCGTGGCGTTGGTAATGGCAATAGTTGGCGATGCCCCGCCAGTTGAGGTGATCGGCGCCGTGCCGGACACTGATGCGACAGCGGCGCCGTTAGACATCGAATTGAGTTTCGCTTTGTCGGCTGCTGACATCGATCCGGCGTTGGATACGCTGGCCGCCAGGATGCTGATGGCTGGGGTTGCCCCTCCTGACGAAACGATGGGAGTTGACCCGGAAACCGACAGGACTGACGACGTAGAGGCCGTGGTCCTGTCGAGCAACTTGATCATGAACTGAAACCAAATGTAATCGATCTGGCCCGTTTGCGGATTAACGAAAGGGATGGAAAAGTCCGGTACTGTCGTGTCGAGGTTCATGGCTTAGCTACTCGCTGGCTGGGCATCAATGAATGCGCCGGACAGGGCTGTTTTGCAGTTGCCAGACCATGACAGCTCAAACACCCGGTCGCGGGCCATACCGAGGCGCTGGAACTGGACGCATGTCAGAAAATCACCAGTGGGACCGAGATCCTGCGAAACGTAATTCCCCCACGATATGCCCCGGGTGTCGGACCAGCGCAGGCGGATCTCCGGCGCCTCTGTCGATGACGGCACGCCGCGCCCAACTTCCATGTCGGCGATCAATGTGCGGTACATGACCCGATCACCGTCAGACAGCAAGTGCGGGAATGACCGGATGCGTCGAACCGGGGCACCATCGTCGGTGTAAGTGTTGTTGTCCATCAGGTAAAGCTGCCCGGTCTGCCAGTCGCCAACGATGTGTTTGTAGCCGTCCATGATCGCGTGACAGCACTGGCGCTGCCTGTTCTCGTTGCCACTGGTGTCATGCCACACCCGCTCGTGCCATTCGTTGGTGGCGATGTCGAAGACCCACGTCTTGTTAGCCGTTGGGAAGCTGATCACATAGAAGGCGTGGCCGTCCTGTTGATAGATATAGGCCTGGGCGTCGGTGATGTAGCCGTAGCTCTGGAATTCCTTTTCGATGGCGAAGGTCGATAGACGCGCCCGGTCATAGTTCTCGGTGCGCATGACCAGAACACCACCACTTGGCGAGCGGGCCAGCCAATAGATTGATCCGTCAATCTGCTGCACGGTCGAAGGCGCCGCGCACCCGAACTGGATGAACGCGCCAGGCATGCGGGCGAACGGGAAGGCGGCGGCGCCGGAGTTGTACCAGACCTCGGTCGTGAACGTGCCGAACACGAACACCTGCCGCTTAGCTGCTGCCACGGCTACCACGTTATCGGAAAATCCCGTCTTGGCGGCGAAGTCTAGCGGGTCGAATGTCGCACTCAAGAAGTTTGAGATATACCACTGATTGGACAGTGTACGGTTGAGGATGAAAAACCCGTCAACGAGGTCAACACGGTCGGCGCCATAGAAGTTATTGAGGCTGTTTATGACAATGAACGTCTTTGCAAACATGTCGTAAACCCAGCCCGAACTCGATCCGTCCACGATCAGAAGGCTAATTCCATTATCAACCATCGACACCGGGCCAGCGGGCGAACCGATGAACCCGATATAGGTCAGCGAAAAGTCACTGTTGATCTGATAGACCATTGTGTTCACCACGCCAAAAACAGCGCCAGACGTGGCCGTGTACAGGCAGCGCCAGCCGGTGACGGGTGCCGTAGCAATGGTGGTAATTCCAGGGGTTGGGTAATAGGTCGCCGGATAGGGTGCGTCTTCTGGGTTGTGTTCACCGTACAGGTTGACGCTGCGCTGCGCACTGGCAATCACGCTGCGAGCGGTGTAGGCGCTGCCACTTAGAGGGACTTTCATCGATCAATTCCCCTGGTCGGTGTAAATGTTATAGCGGCCACGAGAGGTCAGGAATGGTTGAACCTGCATACGCGGTAGCTGGATGTTTGCCGATTGCAGGCAGTTAAGCGAAGCCTTCGCCAGTGCGGTGATAGATGGGTCAGGCTGCATTCCGTACATTGGGCGCAGGCGACCAGCCAAGTTGTACATGATCGCCTCCTCATACTGCGCAGGCAGGACGAACGTGTCCGCTACCGTGGCAAAGGTCTGGAACTGGTCCAGAACGGTAACGTGAAGTTCGTAGACGCTCGACGGAACCGGCCAGGCGTAGAGCATGCCGAGCGGGAACCCTGAGTCATAAAACAGGAACGACGGCATGGAACCCATCGTCTTTGCCAGGATGCGGTCGTAATCCTCACGCGCCCTGATGATGTTCAACGAGTAGTCAATCTTGTTGGTCGATCCGACAGCGGGAAGCCGGATAAAGGCGCTTATGATCTCGTTCGGGCGTGAAGCCATTGCGATGTCGCCAGCCGGTCCGATGGAATAGGACAGTGCCCCGGTGCAGGGAATAGACAGGTTGACCAAGTGGTACATCATGTATCGCTTGGTCTGCCACTGCGCAAGCATCATTTGCATGAGCTTAAAGCAGTCCTGCATATCCTCTGCCGAGGCGGTTTGTCCGACACCAATGACGCCCGATTGTTTGAGCGCAAGGTTGATCAGTTCTACGGGCGTCGTCATGGCTTATGCCTCGGTTTCTGTCGCGGTAGTATCAGCGGCTGGGTTTTCACCATTCGCCAGGATCTTCGCCTTAATTTCGTCCTCAAGGCGCGGACCCTGCCAGCGTCCATCAACCTTGATGCCAAGGTCTGCCGCCGTAGCACGCAAGGCTTCCAGATCCTTGTTGGCCTGATCGGCTGCTGCCAGCTCTGCCGCTAACTTGTCCTCGGTGTCGTGTGTCACCTCGTCAGGGAAGTTGAACCAACCGGCGCCCAATGCAGTTTCAGCCGCTTCGTCATCGACGATCACTGCGCCAGTTGCCGAGTATTTCCATTTAGGGAATTCGAACATGGTTGTTTCTCCGTTTCTGAAAGTAAAAAAGCCCCCCAATGCGGGAGGCTTTCGAGTGTAACAGTCAACGCCCGTCGGCGTTAAAGTGCGTCACCAACGACGCAAATCCACTCAGGACGCACGGCGACAAAGCCGTACAAGATGTCGAGACGCCAGATAAAGCGGTCGTTGATGATGTCGTACTGGCCGACGATACGCAGGCTTACGCCGCCGTAGGATTCGCGAGCCGCTTGCTGTACGCCATTCGGCAACTCAAGGTCAGCCGTTGCCATAGTGATGGCTTCCGGCACATAGGCCAGGTTTTTACGGTAGATGGTGTTCGGTGCGCCGAGCAAGCTGATCACCGCCGAGTTAGCCGGGGATGCAGTTACGGTGCCGTAGGCCGCTGGAGCAACAACGATTGCCGGATAGATCGGAATCGAGGTGGCCGCAGTCAGTACGTCAGCGGTAACGTTGAACTGTTGCAGTTCGCCAGTCGATTGCTTGGTGATGCGGTTAACGGCAAAAACACCAGCGATGGTGATGATGTCGCCTTTTTTCAGTGTACCGGTGATGGCGTTCGTGGTGAGCGTCGAGCCGGTTTGCGAAGCGCCGTTGACGGTGCCTGCGGTGAAGCTGCCAGGCGTGTGTTTCAGGATGGTTTGATCCATGTACCAGTCGAAGCCCAGCACGTCGTTTGCCATTTGGCCGGTTTCAAATTGATCCTTCAACTTGGTTTGGCTTTGGAACAGACCGGACAGGCTCGACACGGTACGGGCCTGGGTCAGCGGATCAAGCATGGCACGGCGCGATGCACTGGTACGCGGTGCGCTGTTGTTGTCCAGCTTGGCGCCAGCAAGCAACCACTCGGTCATGGTTGGCGTAGAGATCACACCGGAGCCACCATCTTTGAAGATGAACGCCGACGCGCTCTCTGTTGCGGTCATAACGTCGGCGGCAACAGCACCCGCCAGGTTGTTCATGGCAGGCAACAGGATGCGCTTTGAAAAGTCATCCAACGACAGGGCCATGTCCACCGAGGTGAACGCCATATCAACACCTTTTTGGGCGCTGACTGTCAGTGAGGTGAACTGTTCAACCGTGTCAGCCGGGGTTGCCACCGCGCCAGAACGCACAATGTAATCGTTGGGCAGCCGAATTTTCAGAGTCGAACCGATTTTCGCGCCTTGTTTTGCGAACTGGTTGTCGTACTGACGGTCGATGTTTTTGAGGAAGGCATTGCTGTTCATGAACAGGCGCAGCGCTTCTCGGGTAATCATGCTGATCGTTAAAAGTGAGTTGGCCATGACTGGTTACCTTTTGGACTGTGAGTTGCGCGCCGCGATGAATTCGTCCATCGACATGTTTTCAAGGGATTTGCCCGAGGGTGCCCCTGTGTCGATGCGAGAGTTAATCGGATCTGGCGCGTTGGATACCGGTTTGGTGACTCTGGCCGGGGCTTTAGACGCAATGCGCTCAAGTTCTCGGCCCTGCTGCAATGGGGGAAGGGACAGAATGCGGATTGCCTCATCAGGATTCGAACCCAAGGCGTGCAGAACCTTGTGAGCATCGTCCAGGCCGACAACGCCCGCGATGAAATCATGAGGGATACCCAGCATTCCCAAGTTCTTAACGCTTTCTTCAAAGCCTGGAAGCTCTGCCTTTCCCGTATCAAAGACGGAGTTGCATCGAGCGTTAAAGCTTTGTTCCGCGTTGAGCTTCTGCGCAGCTTGGCGGATGCGTTCCTCGTCATTTACCGGCGCTTTCACCGCTGGTTGCTGAGTCTGGTCCGGCTGTTCGCCTCGTTGCGTGGCTTCAAGCAAGCGGCGATAGGTGTCTGCCTCTGCCCGGAGCGTGTCGGCTTCCCGTTGTGCATCATGTCTAGCGCGGGTCATTTCAGCGAATCGGCGTTGGACCCACTCAGGGGTTTTGTTTGCCTGCTCTGCTGCTAATTCCTGCGCGGCTTGCGACCCGGCCTCACTGTCGCTGTTTTCGGCCTGTTGCGACTGTTCAACGTCCAACACTTCTGTTTGTTCGGTAGTCTCGCCCAAAGTTTCATCAGT